GATGGCGATCGCGCCGCCCTTCGCCGCGAAGTCGAGGCCAACATCCTTCAAGACATCCAGCTCGCCATGCTGACCTCTGGCACGGAAACCAAGGTGGAGGAAGCGAAAGCCGCCCTCAAAAGCTGACGGCGACTGGTTTTTCTTGTTTTTCCTAGCCAAAGAGCTTGGAACGACCGTTGCGGATTTGACTACCCGCATAACTCAAGAAGAGTTGCTGGGTTGGGCAGCATTTTTTGAACTTAAAAACGAGCAAGAGGAAAAAGCACTAGAACAAGCCAAACGCCAAGGGCAGTCCAGGTCGATGCGTTCACGGTAAACTACTAGTAGTCCCTTCTACGCACAGCTGTGGCCACTTACGGCGTAGATATTGAAGTAGCCCTAAAAGGCGTTGAAAAATTACGGGAATTTGACCGTGTAATTGGTCATACACTCTCAAAAGTAGAAGAATTACAAAAAGCGTATGCAAATATCAAGCAAACAAATCCATACGATGTGACCGGAGCACGTCAAGTAACAGAAAGCGATAGACAACGTTTAAGTATCTTAAAAGAAATAGCCGGCGTATTAAGAGAACACGCACAGATTCAAAGTAATAGTGCTAGGCAAACGCTGGAAGCCCAAGCACAGGGCAAAAGAGAACTCCAAGAGTCTTTGCGGTTACTGGAAGAGCGTCAGCGTTTGGAAGAATTTAATGCTCGCGGCCCTAGCAACGAAGAACTTAATCGGCGTGCTCAAGAAATTCAAGACGCTGTAGATAGTGCAGCTCAAGCAGAATTTGAAGCACGCCGTAGAGTTGCAGAACTAGAAGCAAAACTAGATGAACAATCCGCATTAAAACAAGCAAAACTTGATCAAATTGAACATGAAAAACGTTTAGATAATTTAGAAAAAGAAGCCAAGCGTGAACAACAACTAAATGATGCCACGCACCGTCAACAATTACGTCAATTTGATGACCGTTTACGTGCAGCACAACAGAAGAAACAAGCTGCCCAACAACTCCAAGAAGATTTGTTGCTTGGTGCGGGCTTTCCTCTATTGTTTGGCGGCGGACCCGGCGCCGTATTAGGTGGCGCAGCGGGTGCTTTGGTCGGAGAAGGTGCAGGAGGTTTTGCGTTCCAGATTGGCCTCTCAGCTATTGGCCAACAGCTAGATATTGCAACTGAATCGGCCCGTTCTTTTGTAAAAGCTCTACGAGAAAATGGCAATGCCGTAGGGTATCTTGAAGATACACTTGGAGCACTAGATCCAGAACTAAGGAAAACAATTAACAACCTTCAGCAGGCTGGTCAGACAGCTAAAGCCGCAGCTTTAACTAAAGCTCAATTAGCAAAAGTTGTAGGCTCTGAAGGTGTTATAGCTCTTGAACGCTTTGGATTAGCCTCTGAAAAACTTCAAGGCAAATTAAAAGAACTTAGTCTTACAGGTTTAGTTGAACTTGCTAAGCTATCGAACTTTTTTGGAAATTTATTTTTTGGCGCTGGTCCCAGAACTCAACCCGGTGCAGCCGTCACTGGTGAAGTTCTTGCTGCAACTAGGGCACGTAAACAGGATTTAGATCTTACAAGACTGCAAGCAGAAGCGGCTGGTGTAAGCAGTGAACGTGAGTTTGATCGGTATCAAACTCTACAGAAACGTATAGCTGAACAGGAAAGAGACAAATCGATTACTGATGCACGAGAAAAACTTAACATTGATCAAAACATTGCTCGGTACAACGATGAACGTCAAAAAGCACAGCTTGTGTATGAAGGACGTATAAGACAATTAGACCTGGAACGCAGAGATCGCCAAATAGGCATTAACAAAGAGCTGGAAACTAGCAGCTTGCGAGTACAAGACGCTGCGATTAACTTTGCAATAAAAAATACCAGCGCCCAGTCTCAAGTGCTACAACTAGGTAAAACAGAAATTGATCGTTTAGGCATACAACGAGAAGAAAATCGTAGATTATTTAATCTACAAAAACAGTTACTAAATGTAAAATTAAAACAGAATCTTGTAGGTGTACGTGAACAGCAAGTCCGTTCCGATCTAGTGCGTGTTCATGGTATAGAACTAAAACAACTTCAAAGTACATACGATTTACAAACAGCGATTACTAATGAACGAGCACGACAGTTAGACATACAAGAAACACAAAACGCTATTATGCGACGTGGTGCTGTAAAAGAACAACGAGAGTCTTTCCAGCTCCAGCTATTTCAATTGCGTGCAGCACGCGACCCAGCTTTTATGGGCCCTTTTGGTAATGTTTCAATCATGGAACAAGTGCAGGCAATGGAATTGCGCTCTGAGTTAGGTCGCCGGCAGCGTGAAATTGAACTTAAAAAACTTGATGTTGAAAAAGGTGCAGCTACCCAAGCTGAACTGACAAATTTGATAAAGTTAAAAGATGAATATACACTCTACCAAACACAAGTAAATCAGGCTACTCTTGCCCAAGAACATTTTAATTCAACATTATCTTTAACGAGGCCAGTAACAGATAGCATTTTTGAAGGCTTTATGGCTGTAGCTCAAGGCACCAGCACAGCTCAAGAAGCCTTTGCTAATTTTATGCGAGGTATTGCAAATATTCTTTTTGATACAGCTAAGCAACTTATTGCTCAATATATAGCTATCGGTATTGCCAGAAAATTTGCGGGTATTCCTGCTGGAGGCGGAGGTTTAGAAGCATATACCCCAGAAGGAAATGCATCTTTTATGGATCGGGTATTTAGTCTTGATCTAGCCGGCAGAGCGGCAGGTGGTCCGGTATCCGCAGGTCGTCCTTACATCGTTGGCGAACGCGGTCCCGAGATGTTTGTACCACGTTCCAGCGGCAGCATTTACCCCAATGATGCTATGGGCATGGGGGGCGCGAACATCGTCGTCAACGTTGACGCCAGCGGCTCCAGCGTTCAAGGCAACCAGCCAGATGCTGCTGCCTTAGGACGTGTCGTTGGCGCTGCAGTACAGGCAGAATTGATTAAACAGAAGCGCCCAGGAGGCTTGCTCACCTAATGGCTACCTTCCCTGCAATAAACCCAACATATGGTGCTCAAAAAACCAGTCAGCCGAATGTCCGCACTGTCCAATATGGCGATGGCTATAGCCAACGCTTGACATATGGCTTGAACCAAAATCCTAAGCAATGGAGTCTTACTTGGGTTGTAACTGAAACTGACTCCGATATTATTGAAGCATTTTTAGATGCCCGTGGTGGAGCTGAGAGTTTTGACTGGTCACCGCCTGATGGCGGTTCAGGCAAATGGATTTGCCCGCAGTGGAATAAAACAATCCCATATCTAAACCGTGCCGAAATTACCGCAACATTTATCCAGGTCTTTGAGCCATGACCTCAAGCGTTTTTGAGGATCTCGTCAGCAGCTCGCCTTTCGCGATCATCGAGCTGTTTGAGATCGAGCTGAGTCAAACGATCCACGGCAGCGACGAGATCTACCGCTTCCACAACGGTGTCAACCAAAAGACCACCGCCGGCGATGTGATCTGGCGTGGCAACACCTATTATGCGCTGCCGATTGAGGCAGATGGTTTTGAGTATTCCGGTAACGGTCAACTACCCCGCCCCAAAATTCGTGTTGCCAACCTGCTGGGCAGTATTTCTACAGTGCTTGCCAGCGTCAACGAAATCACCTTTGGCAATGACCTGACTGGCGCAAGGGTCACGCGCATCCGCACGCTGAGCCGCTTCCTCGACGCCGAAAACTTCACCGGCGATGTCAACCCATATGGCACACCAAGCGCCACCGAGTTCCCGCGTGAGATTTATTTAGTAGACCGCAAGACCACTGAAAATCGTGACGTGGTGGAATTTGAACTAGCGGCTGCATTTGACATTGCTGGTGTGCGTGCACCCAAACGCCAGTGCATCGCCAACCTATGCCAATGGGTATATCGCAGCACGGAGTGCGGCTACACCGGAAATAATTTCTTCGACGAAAATGACATCCCGCTCAATAGTGTCGCAGCCACCAACTTCCCGGCTGGTGATGGCAACACACTAAACGGTGGTCAATCAATGGTGCTCGAAGAGCAGCGCGTTAGTAGCAATGGCTGGTTTCGTTGGCGTGTCGGCGCATTGGGCAACATCTTTGTGCAAGACAAGGCGTATGTGGTTGCCTGGAGCGCCAATACCCAAAACCTTGGTGCCTATCGCCTTGAGATGGAAACCAACGGCAACCTGCGGCTGTTGACTAGCGCAAACGTATCTGTCTGGCGCACCGCGACCGCGTTTCTAGGTACACCCGTCACCGTGACTTGGCTGAACTGGGAGCCAACCGACATTCGCGCCGGGCGTAATGGCTCATTTTTTCACGAGGTTCTCGGCAATGCGGACAGTTATCAAGGCCAGAACCGTACCCAGAACTACACCTTCACCGATGCGGGGCGGACAATAACACTACAGTTATCAGCCACGTCCGAGCCAATCCCGGCTGCAGAGCAGTATTTATATCCATCAGCCACCTACCGCTGGCGGCAAATAGCGAACACTGGAGCGGCAGCAACTGTAATCAGTAGTACTGGGCTATGGAAGAAAGACACCACGTTCCGCGCCACGATAACCACCAGCCTCAACAATCCATTCCGCAGCCCCACCGGCTATGGCACGCTCACGACCGTCAGCGCGGTCTACAACATCGCCAGCGTGACCGCCACTGCCAACCGCGCCGTCATTGAAAACAACGGCAACCTCCGTCTTCTCAACGCCAGCGATGCAGTGATTTGGCAGACAGGTATCAACCTGACCACCGAACCTCGGGTGATCACCGGCACCGTTGACCCGCTTCAGGACGTGTGCGGCAAGCGGCTGAGCAGTTGTAAAGCCAGGTTTGGCGCCACCAACCAACTGCCGTTCGGTTCCTTCCCCGGTATCTCCACAACAATCTGATGAGCGAGTGGAGGACCGCCGCGATTGAACACGCCAAGGAGGCAACACCTAGCGAATCCTGCGGGCTGCTGGTGGTAGTCAAAGGACGCGAGAAGTATTGGCCGTGCAAAAACATCGCGCCAACGCCGGACGACTTTTTCGTGCTGGATCCCGAGGACTTTGCCGCTGCCGAAGACGCCGGTGAGGTTGTTGCCGTAATTCACAGCCACCCCAAGACACCCGCTGACCCTAGCGATGCCGATCGCCTCGGCTGCACCAAATCCGGCTTGCGCTGGTACATCGTCAACCCCGGCACCGAGGTATGGGCGGAGGTGTATCCCAGCGACTACAAGGCACCTCTGATTGGTCGCCAGTGGGCATGGGGCATCAGTGACTGCTGGACACTGGTCCGCGACTGGTACGCCGAAACTTGGGCACTGGGTTTGCCGGACTGGGAGCGCCCACTAGACATGATGTCTTTTAACACCAGCCCGATGTTTGAGGATTGCTGGCGCGATGCAGGTTTTGTCGAGATCGCACTGCAGGAAATGCAACCGGGTGATGCGGTGCTGATGTCGCTGGATGGATCACCGGGGCTAAATCATGTCGCCGTTTACGTTGGCGATCAACTGATCCTGCACCACATTCGGGGACGACTTAGTTCCCGCGACATCTACGGTGGCTACTATCAGAAGCAGACGGGGCGTGTTTTGCGCCATCGAAGCAGGTGCCAGTGATGCGGGTCATCAAGGTCTACGGTAGTCTGGCAAAATTCTTGGGGCAACGTAGCTTCAAG